AATGAACTTCAAATTGAAAACTTAATTGTAAACAACAAACCACATTTTGGAATTGTTAAAACTATACTTAAAAGAATAATACAAGTAAAAAGTAAAAACAAGAACAAAAAAGTAAGTTTAAATAATTCACATAAACAAATAGCTGATTCACAAGAACAGCAAGAAGATATTGAAAAAAAGATTGATGAGGTACTTAACACTATGTATTGGTTTGATAGAAAGTTATTTAACCTATATAGAAAAGAATTTCACAGTATTAGAAAACTCAGCAAGGCAACAAAAATAAGTCACGCAACCGTTCATAAAACAATAGCAAAATGCAAACAGGAACTAAAAAACAAAATAAAACTGTAAGAAAGAAAAAATCTACCAAATCAAAAGGTTTAGGTGATACAATTGCAAAGGTAACAAAAGTAACAGGCATTGAAAAGGTAGTAAAGTTTATTGCTGGTGAAGATTGTGGGTGTGAAGAAAGAAGAATAAAACTTAATAAACTATTTCCATACAACAAACCAGAATGTCTACAAGAACAAGAATATACATTCTTAAAAGAATTTTTTAAATTAAATAAAACAAGCTTAACAGAACAAGAACAAGTCCAACTTATACAAATAAGCAATAGGGTACTTCACACCAATAGAGAAATTAGCAGTTGTTCTAGCTGTGTAAGAGAATTGATAGCAGATTGCAAACGTTTATTTGATAACTATAATGGATAAAGATACCCAAGCAAAAGAAAAGAAACTATTAACATATTTAAGCAAAACAAAAAAAACAGAGTTTGAAAAACTACTAGAAGAACTAGAAAAAAAACCAGTACCAACAAGACAATGCAGCATAGATAATAATGAATGTGAATCTTGTAGTGGATAAATAAATAATTATGCCAAAGCCAAAAGCAAATGAATCAAGGAAGGACTTTATGATCAGGTGCATCCCTATGGTTATTAGAGAAGGTAAAAGTAGAGAACAAGCAATTGCACAATGTTCAGCTACTTATGCAAACAAAGATAAATATGCAAAATGAAGGTGATGAAATACTTGCTGCAATCATTACTGGATTGATAATATTATTGCTATTGGTTACTATGGAAATGATTTTGTAAATACAATGAGAATACAATGAGCAATGGCAAATGAACAAAATTTAATATCATTTAAAAAAGGACAGTCAGGAAATCCAAATGGCAGACCAAAAGGAAGCAGAAACAGAAGCACAATTGTAAAGGAAGTTTTACAAATGCTTAGTAAAGAAGATAATCCATTAACAGGCCAAGAAGAATGGTTAACCAATGAGCAAAGAATGACAATAAGCATACTACTCAAAGCTTTGAAAGGTGATGTAAATGCATACAAGGCTTTGATGGATTCAGCTTATGGTACAGCAAGAGATACTGTTGATATTAACAGCAATGAAAAGAGAAGTATTGATTTCAAACATTTAATAAGTGGAATTAAAGCTAAGCAATAAATATTTAGTATTAGAAAATGATACTAGATACTTTATTTGCACAGGTGGAAGAGGTTCAGGCAAATCCTTTGCAATAAACACACTACTTACACTTCTAACTTATGAGCAAGGGCATAAGATACTATTTACTAGATATACATTAAGAGCTGCTAGTATATCAATCATTCCAGAGTTTATTGAAAAGCTAGAACTACAAAAGATTGAGCAAGATTTTCACATTACAAAAGATGAAATCATAAACAAGCAAACTGGCAGTAAAATACTATTCAGAGGAATTAAAACAAGTTCAGGAGACCAAACAGCAAACTTGAAATCTTTGCAAGGTGTTACTACTTGGGTGTTGGATGAAGCTGAAGAATTAACTGATGAAAGTATATTTGATAAAATAGATTTATCCATCAGGCAAAAGGACAAAGACAACAGAGTAATATTAATACTAAACCCAACCACAAAAGAAAACTTTATTTACCAAAGATTCTTTGAAGCAAGGGGTGTTGAAGCTGGTAGCAATATTATTAAGGATGATACAACCTACATACATACAACTTATTTAGATAACATAGAAAACCTTTCAGAAAGCTATATTAAACAAATAGAGCAAATGAAAAAACGTAGACCAAACAGATACAAGCATACTATCTTAGGAAGTTGGTTAGATAAAGCAGAAGGTGTTATTTACAACAATTGGAGTATTGGAGAATTTAAGCAAGTTGGTAAAATAGTATTTGGTCAGGATTATGGGTTTAGCAATGATCCAAGCACATTAATTAAAACAAGCATAGATAAGGATAATAAGATTATTTATGTACAACAATGCTTTTATCAAACAAAGCTTACAACAAGTGAGATTGCAGTATTAAATAAAAAGTATGCTGGTGATAATTTAATAGTTGGTGATAGTGCTGAACCAAGATTAATAAATGAGTTAAGCAGACATAACAAAGTTGTTCCAGCAATCAAAGGACAGGGCAGTATTACTTATGGGATTAGTTTGCTACAGGATTATGATTTAGTAATTACTGAAGATAGTGTTGAGTTAATTAAAGAACTTAACAACTATTGTTGGTTAGAAAAGAAAAGCCAAACACCTTGTGATAATTGGAATCATTGCCTGGATGCATTAAGGTATGCAGTAAGTTATCAGTTGCAAAATCCAAACAGTGGAGAATATTTTCTTTATTAGCAAAAAACAGCTCTCAACAGAGGAAGCAATGCTTAACCAATGCCCAAGCATTAAGATAAGATAAAATAAGATAAGATAAGATGTAAAAAAAAGTTGTAAAATGTTTTGTAGTTTGTAAATATATTTATATATTAGCATTGTATTTAAAAACAAACAAAATGAAATTAGTAAAAGAACATAGCAGATTGACACAAGTTAAAGAAGGTAATAGAATTGTATTTAAGGTTTTAGAATCAAGAAATGGTAAAAGATTTCATAGTATGTACAAAGGAGGATTTGGAATTGTACCTGATTGTAACTCTTTTGAGGAATGTATTGAAAAAACATTTAAAAAATTACACATAATAAATGAAGATTTTAAAAACAGATTAATTAGAATTTAATTAAGTTAAACAACTAAATTAAAAGCTCCTGACAATTCTGCCTCTCCAATAAAACCAGCGGAAGGTCTTGTTAACGAGTAATTCCTATAATCTAGTTGTTTATACCTCCCTACTATTTAGTATGGGAGGTTTTTTTTTGTACAAACTTTTTTAATTTTGTATATAACACTTTACTAAAAAATTTACATTAATAGTATGAGGATTAAATTAAATGTTCCTGAAGATTTAAGTGAAATAACACTTGCACAGTATCAACGTTGGATCAAAATAGCTGAAAAGCAAGAAGAAGTAAATACTTTCTACCAGCAAAAGATGATTGAAATATTCTGCAATGCTAACTTACAGGACATTATGCAGATGAGGTTAAAGGACATTCAAGAGATTACAACTCACTTGGATTCTTTATTTAATAACACACCAGAGTTTCAACCTTTATTTAAATTAGAAGATGAAGAGTTTGGATTTATTCCAAAGCTAGATGAAATGACATTTGGTGAATATATTGATTTAGATAATTACCTTGCAGATTGGCAGCAGATGGATTCAGCAATGGCTGTTTTGTTTCGTCCAGTAACATACAAAAGAAAAGGTAAGTATTTAATTGAAGATTATGTTAGTTCTGAAAAGTATGATCTAAGTGAAATGCCCTTGAATGTTGTACTTGGTTCTTTGGTTTTTTTTTGCGATTTAAAGAACGAATTACTGAAACATATAATGAACTATTTGAAAACTCAGGACATAGTGGACATTCCACAAAGCTTGAAGGATTTGCTAGAAAGTGGGGTTGGTATCAATCCATATATGGGCTTACAAAAGGAGAGGTTAATAAAATAGATACTGTTACTTCTACTAAATTACATACTTGCTTAACTATGTTAGCATTTGAAAAAGATAAAATGGAAGTTGAACAGCAATTGATGAAAAATGCAAAGAGATGAAATCATAGATCAGCTAATTACAAGAAAGCTGTTTGGTCAATCTGAATCATTGGTGTTAACTGATGGATTAGAGGAAGCATTTATGGGAGTAACCTCAACAACACCAACTAGAGCTATTTATGATTATTGGAAGTGTTTAGATATTATCATAAAATCAAATGAAATGAACTTTGATGATTCCATTGATTATTTAAACCAATTAACAGAAGAAGATGTTGGAGAGCATTCACCATTATATATAAAATTAATATGAACAGTTTTTATAGAGTAATAGATAAAATTAAACAGGCAGTAAGCTCTGAACCATTTAACAACCAAGTTACCTTTGGTGATATTGCAGATGTTGATCTTAGAAAGCAATCAATGTTTCCATTATCACACATTACAGTAAACAATGCAACCATAACTGAAAACCTTGTACAGCACAATATGACAGTGTTCTTTATGGATTTAGTAGATGTAAGCAATTCAGAAGATGAAAGCTTTTTTCTTGGCAATGACAATACACAGGACATTTTAAACACACAGTTAGCACTTGCAACAAGAGTAATACAGCTATTAAGAAAAGGTGATTTATACAGGGATGAATTTGAGATTGAAGGTGATGCAAGTTGTGAACCATTTACAGAAAGGTTTGAAAACAGGTTGGCAGGTTGGGCAGTTACATTTACAATAAACACCAAAACTGAAATGACTATTTGCTAATGGGAGAATTTGAAAAGGCATTAGAAAAGTATGGCAAGTATGTTGTTCAACAGGCAAGAACAAGATTAACAAAAGGTAGGCAACCTTATGGGACAATAAATTCTTCAAAGCAATTATACAACAGCTTAAAATTTAATGTTAAAAAAAATGGCATTGAATTTAGTATGCTTGAATATGGAGAATATCAAGACCAAGGTGTTAGAGGTAAAAATTCTTATTATGCTGATGAAACTGCAAACAGTCCATTTAAATACAAAAATAAAATCCCACCAGCACAACCTTTTGAAAAGTGGATAAAGAAAAAAGGAATACAAGGAAGAGATAAAAAAACAGGAAGATTTATTACAAGAAAATCATTAAGCTTCATAATTGCAAGAAGTATTTACAGCAAAGGAATAAGAGCTACACTATTTTTTACAAAACCCTTTGAAGATGGTTTAAATAAATACAGTGATGAATTTATAGAAGGTTTTTTAAATGACAATTTAAATATTGAAGAATGAGTACATTAACACTAACAAGGTCACCAAGATATATAAGAACAACAGCACTTGCAAATGCAATAAAGTTTGAGCTGAAACTGTACATCTTTACTGGCACAACATCTGATAAACCAGCAACTCCAACCTATACACTTGAAAAAGATACTATCAACAGTGAAACACAAGTAACATTTGAGATTAACCAATTGATTAGAGATTATTATGACCACATTGCACCAACAACAGGCAACAGCACAGGTTATGCACTTTGGGCAATTGCAGATGTAACAGGATTTACAAGTAGTTCAGTAGGTTCAACAGTAAGCACTACATTCTTAGCTTTTGATGGTTATAATTATTTTCAAGAAGCAGCTTCCAATGGTGGTTCAATAAATGCTACTTACACACTTCCAACATTATTAACTTCAAGCAAAATACAAGTTCTTGAAAGTGAAGCAGCACAAATTCCAGTAAATGCTGAGATTGCTGAAACTGTAAACTACAAATTAAATGGTGCAACAGTAAGCACACATTCAATTACTGATAGTGGCAATACAAACCAAAAGATTCAATACATAACTACAACTGCTGCAAATGTAGATGCTGTTGAGGTGGTTTACAATAGTGGGGCAAGTACACAATCATTTACTATTGAAGAAGTATTGGAATGCAAACATACAGTCAGCAAAATTGTTTTTATCAATAAATATGGAGCTTTACAAAATTTGTATTTCTTTAAAAAATCAGTTGAAAGTTTACAAGTAAACAAGGATAATTTCAATAGGAATATATTAGATGAAACACTTCCATACATTGCTGGATTCCAATTCAAAGAACATCAAGCAAAGAAGTTTAATATTATTGCAAATGAATCACTAGTATTGAACTCTGGTTTTGTTCCTGAAGCAATGAATGATACTTTTAAAGAGCTATTATTAAGTCAATATGTTTGGATAGTAAGAAATGGAGATACATTGCCAGTAAACATAGAAGAATCAGCACTTACATTTAAAACAGGATTGAATGATAAGTTGATTAATTACACTATAAACTTGAAGTTTGCTTTTGATACAATAAACAATATTCATTAATGCAAGAATTAATACTTTACATAAAACCACAGCAAAGGGATAAAACAGATCAAAACTTTGTAAAGGTAGATTTGTTTTCTGATGAGAATGTAAGCTTAACACAGGTTATCCAAGATGTTAGGGATATTGATAAAGTGTTTACTGATTTTAGCAGAACGTTCAACATTCCAGCAAGTGAAAAGAACAACAAGCTGTTCAAACATTGGTACAACCCTGATGTAAAAGGTTTTGATGCTAACATACAAAGTGATGCAAAGATTGAATTAAACTACCAACCATTTAGAGAGGGCAAAATAAGATTGCAAGAGGTCAAGATGAAAGATAACAGACCACATACTTACAAGGTTACTTTCTTTGGTAAAACAGTTAGTTTAAATAATTTATTTGGTGAGGATAAGCTCAACAATTTAGTTTGGATGGATAACTTCAAACTGCCATCACTTACTGCAAATGTTCTTACAGGATTGCAAACAGGGCATAATATTACAGTTGATAGTGTTACTTACAATAGTGCAATTATTTACCCTTTAATTACACATACTCAAAGATACATTTATGACGATTCAGCAAATTTTACAGATGTTGGTAATTTATCTGATGATAGTACAAATGATAAAACAAGGGGAGTATTTCCTGAGGATTTAAAACCAGCAATAAAAGCTAGTTTAGTTATAAAGGCAATTGAAGAGCAATATGGAATTACTTTCAAAACAGGTGAATTTTTTGATAGCACTGAATTTAGCAATTTGTATTTATGGTTGCATAGAGATAAAGGAAAAATAGAAACTAAAAATTCTCTTGTTATTGATAGCACAGCTTTTACTTGTGGTGGTAATCCAGTAAGTGGTTCAGATGAACCAAGTAATATTGTTTCATCTTCTAATTTGTGTGCTTTATATACTGCTGCACCTACACAATTTACAAATGGCGTTTATAAAGTTACTAAAACAACAAATTTTGCAACAGATAATTACAACTTTTTATATCAAGTGAGTATTGCACCAGCTTCAGGTTTTACAAGTGTAATTTATGATATAATTATTTTTGATTCTTTGACAGGTGATACTCTTGCTTTTGAAACAAACACAGATACAGGTTCAAAACAAATATTATTAGATACATCTTCAAACCCTATGGCAATAGGTGAAAGTAAACACATAACAACAAGAATTGAAACTACTGCTGCATCTTTTGAATTTCAAGCAACTATAACAGTAGGTCAAACAGTAACAGAAACAGTTGGCTCTCCTTTGAGTGATTTATGTTTTTTTGTTTCTAATTCAGCTAACGTTCCAGTTACAATTGATGATATCAGACCAACTGAACAAGTACCTGACATCAAGGTATTAGATTTTTTAAAAGGTATTTTTAAGGTATTTAATTTAACAGCTTTTTTAGATAGTAGTGATAGAGTTGTAGTAAAAACATTAGATAATTTTTATGGTGATTCAACAACAACACACGACATAAGTAAGTTTATTGTAAAGGATGAACATACAGTAAGTGAAGCACTTCCATTTAGTAATATAAAGTTTGAATATCCAGAACCTAAAACAAAACTTGCACAAGCATTTTTGAATTTAAACAACACAGAATATGGAAGCTTAAATTTTATTGCTGATGCTAGTCAAAAAAGAAAGTATGAAGTATTACCACCTTTTGAACATATGCTTTTTGAAAGGTTAGCTGATGGAACTACAAAAGTAAATACAGATGTACAGTATGGTTTGGCAGTTGATGAAGATGATAATTCAGTAAAAACAGCACCTTTACTTTTTTATGGTATTTACAACACAAGCATTAGCACACCAATAAATTATGTAGATAGCACAAGACCAGTAACTTCATCTTCAGGAATAACAAATACAACTATAAACAATTACTGGATGCCACACAATGCAAATGAGTTAGGAACAACCTCAACAGCACCAGCATTTAATTTAAATTTTGGTAGTGAGATCAACAGCTATACATTAACAGATTATGGTGGAAGCAACAACAGTTTATTCCAAAAGTTTTATCAAAGTTATATTCAAAGGGTATTCAACACAAAAACAAGAATCTTTAAATACAAAGCTGTACTTCCTTTGAAGTTTTTACTTACTTACAGTCTAGCAGATAAAATATTTGTAACAGGAAGAGCATTTACAATTAACAAAATAACTACTGATTTGCAAACAGGAAGAAGCACATTAGAATTATTAAATGAACCAAGCTAAATGAAAACAATACTTGATGGATTAGAGTTTATTAAAGAGATCAAAGCTTATGATAAAAACATCATTATTGCTTTGGGTGTTAACAAGGTAGCATTAACAATAAAAGAAGGATTTTATATTAAAAAACTAGAAGATGAAGCAAGTAAATTATAGAATAAATGTAACAACAGCTAGTTCTGATAAAAACATAAAAAAAACAGAAAAGAACGTTAAGGGTTTAGGCAAAGGTGTTAAAAGTGTAAATAAATCAACTACAAACTTAAATGATTCTTTAGCTGTTATGCCTGGCAGTATAGGAAGGGTTGTTCAATCATTTAAAGCATTAAAGGTTGCATTATTATCTAGTGGAATAGGTGCTATTATTGTGGCTGTTGGAGCATTAACTGGATTGTTTGCTGCTGCAACTAAAAAAGGTGCTGATTTTGCAAAACAAATGTCAACACTTAAAGCAGTTTCAGGTGCAAGTGCTGAACAGATGAATGCATTGTCTGAATCTGCAAAAGAGTTAGGTTCTTCAACTCAGTTTACTGCTATACAAGTAGGAGAGCTTCAAACAGAGTTTGCTAAAATGGGTTTCAGCACACAACAAATACTTGATTCAACAAAAGCAACTCTAGATTTAGCAGCTTCAATGGAAGTTGATTTGGCAAGTGCTGCAATGTTGGCTGGTTCAACTGTTAATGCTTTTGGTTTAGAAGCTGAAGATACACAAAGGGTTGTTGATGTATTAGCAAAAAGCACAAGTAGTAGTGCGTTGGATTTTGGAAGTTTAACTGAAAGTTTAAAAATGGCTGCACCAATTGCTAAAAGCACTGGTGTAAGTATTGAAGAAACTGCTGCAATGCTTGGTGTTTTAGCAAACACAGGAATTAAAGGCTCACTGGCTGGAACAGGACTAAGTAAAACATTTATTGAATTAAATAAAAAAGGCATTGATCTAAAAGATGCTTTAGATACAGTAAACAAAAGTAGCAATGGATTAAATACTGCAATAGATTTAGTTGGTCAGGTTGGTGCAAAGTCTTTATTGAATTTAGCATCCAAGTCAGAGGATATTGATAAACTTACTGTAAGCTTACAAGAATCAGAAGGAGCAGCAGCAGCAATGGCAGAGGTTAGGCTTGATAATTTAGCTGGTGATACTACAAAATTAAGTTCAGCATTTGAGGGTTTTCTTTTATCTATTGAAGATGGAGGTGGATTGTTTTCTAAAATAGCAAGATTATTTGTTCAATTTGCAACAAGCTTTTTAACAGGCATTACAAAAATGTCAAACTTTTTTGGTGCTTTTATTTCAGAGTTTAATGAATCGTTTGCTGTATTTCATAATTTAAAACTTTCAGCAAGTATTGCAATAGATAGCATAGTATTAGGATTTTTAAACTTAAAAGGTGTTGTAGCTGAAATTCCTTTTATTGGAAAAGCAATTGATAAAAAAGCATTAGAAGAAAGTAAAGAAGCAACCATTCAAAGCATAAAAGAAAGTAGTGAGGGTATTGCTTACTGGAATGGTATTGCAGAAAAAAGAAGGGAATCTGGATTAGGTTTTTTTGAAAGAGTAAATGAAAGAACTAAAAAAATGGCAATTGCTGCTGAACAAAAAATTACAGAAGCAAAAGAAGTTGAAACAGAAAAAAGAGAAATTATTTCTGAAGATGAAGCAGAAAAAGAAAGAAAAAGATTACAAAAATTAGCAGAAGAAAGAATAAAAGCAGAAAGAAAAAGAATCCAAAACATTGCAAAGCTTGAGGGTGAACTGTTTGCTGAGATTGAAAAATTAGATGAAGAAGCTAGAAGAAGAAAACAAACAGCACAGCAAAATGAGATTGATGACCTGAATGAAAAATATTTTAAATTACTAAATGATACAAGACTTGGTGAGGAAGAAAAATTAAGACTTCAAGAATATTTTAGAGAACAAGAACAAGCAATTAATGATAAATATGATAAAATTGCTGAAGATAGCCAAAAGAAAATTGCAGAACAAGAAAAGAAAACAAATGAGGAAAGAATTAAAGGAGAACAAACTGTTTTAGAAAAAAAGTTACAAATGACTTCTGATGCTCTTGGTGCAATCAGTCAGCTTGTTACTGCCTTTGCTGGAGCAGATGAAGCAGAACAAAAAAAGGCATTTAAAATAAATAAAGCTTTAAGCATTGCACAAGCATTAGTTAATACTGCTTTATCAGTAACTGCTGCATTAACTGCTGGTGGTAATCCAATTAAATTAGCTACAGGCGCACAGTTTGTAGAAGCTGGAATAGCTGCTGCTTTAGGTGCAGCACAGGTTGCAGCAATAGCAAAAACTAGGTTTGAATCTTCAGGAGGTGGAGGTTCTTCAGCACCAAGTTCAAGTTTAGGAGGTGCTGCTGGTGGATTAGGTTCACAAGCTCCAGCATTCAATGTGGTTGGGCAATCAGGATTTAATCAAGTAGCACAAGCATTAGGACAGCAGAACAGCACACCAATAAAAGCATTTGTGGTTAGTGGTGATGTAACATCTGCACAAGCATTAGAAAACAACATAATAGATACAGCAACATTTTAAATAAAAAAGCAATGGAAAGAAAAATGGAAATAATTGAACTTCTTCTGGATGAAGAAGATGAAATCACTGGAATTGAAGCAGTAAGCATCGTGGAAGCGCCAGCAATTGAAAGTGATTTTGTAGCACTTAAAAGCCAAGAAATACAACTTGCAAAAGTAGATGATGAAAAGAAAATATTAATGGGAGCAGCCCTTATTCCAAACCGTCCGATATATCGCAAGCAAGGTGAAAAAGAGTATTATGTATATTTTTCTGCTGATACTGTAAGAAAAGCAAGTGAGTTGTTTTTTCAAAATGGCAATCAGAATAATGCAACCCTAGAACACAAAATGCAAGTAAACAATTTAACAGTTGTAGAATCTTGGATTGTAGAAAACAAAGAAAAAGATAAAAGCTCCTTGTATGGTTTAGATGTTCCAGAGGGTACTTGGATGATTTCAATGAAGGTAAATAATAATGAGATTTGGAATGATTTTGTAAAGACTGGCAAAGTAAAAGGCTTTAGCATTGAAGGCTATTTTGCTGACAAAGCAAAGCTAAGTGCAATTGATGCTGAAGAGCAAGAAGCATTAAAAAAGATTGAAGAAATTAAAAACTTATTTACCAAAAAAACAGAATTACAAAGCTTTACAGATTATCCTCAAGCAGTTAGCAACAATGCAAAAAGAGGTAGAGAATTAAATGAAAAGGTAGGCAATAAATGTGCAACTGATGTGGGAAAGATGCGTAGTGCTGACTTGGCTGCTGGTCGTGCTGTAAGTGTAGATACTATAAAAAGAATGTATAGTTTTCTTTCAAGGGCTGGAGAGTATTATGATGAAGGCAACACAGAAGCTTGTGGAACTATCAGTTATTTATTGTGGGGTGGTAAGGCAGCGTTGAGATGGAGCAAAAGCAAATTAAAAGAACTAGGTGAAATTGAACTTGCTTCAATGGTTATTGATGATCAGTTTGCAATCATTGATGATAGGTTGGCATACTCAACACAAGAGAAAGCTGAAGAAATGGCAAGGAATATAGGTTGTAAAGGATTCCACACACACGAGTTTGAAGGAAAGACTTGGTATATGCCTTGTGAGTATCACGTTAAAGATGATATGTACAAACACAAATGCCCAAAGGGTTACAAAAAAAACAAGGAAGGCAAATGTGTAAAAATGGCTGAAATAGGAGAAAGAGGTGGAATTAGAAAAAGTCCTAAAGCTCCAAAGTCAGGGACTCCAAACCCAAATCCAAAAGGCAAAGGCACAGCAAAGGGTGATGCATCTACAAGCAGAGGTGCAAAGGTTAGCAAGAAGGATGAAGCAGCACTACAAAAGAAATCTGATGATTTTAATGAAAGGTATAAAAAGAAACTTGGCTATGGTGTTACTATTGGGCAATTGAAAGCAGTATTTCAAAGAGGTTTAGGAGCATTCAACACTAGTCACAGTCCTAGAATTAAATCACCAACAGCTTGGGCACAGGCAAGAGTGAATGCATACTTGTATTTAGTAAGAAATGGCAGACCACAAAACCCAAAATACACTGGAGACTTTGATCTGTTACCAGCCAAGCATCCAAAATCACCTAAAAACAAATAGAATGAAAACTAAAAGAAGAAAAAAAGAAACACATATTCCAAGTAGAACATCTCCAAAAGGTGGAAGAAGGGGTTGTTTATGTAAAGATGGTAAAAGATACAGTATTTCTTGCTGTGATGGTAGCATTGGAGCACAGGGAATAGGCAAAACACAGGCATAATAACAGTGTTGGGTATAACACTTTGCACTTTTTTTTACATTAATAGTATACAATTACAATTAAAAGTATGAAAGCGACAGAAATTCTAAACAAAATAAAAGGCATAGTTGGTGTAGAACTTGCTGAAGAAACAGTAAATCTTGCTGAAATGAAACTTGAAAACGGTACTGTATTGGTGGCTGAAGAATTTAAAGCTGGTGAAGCAATCTTCATAAAATCAGAAGAAGAACAAATTGCACTTCCAGTTGGTGAATACAAACTAGAGAACGATATGGTTCTTGTAGTTAAAGAAGAAGGGTTAATCTCAGAAATTAAAGAGGTTGAAGCAGAGAAAGAGGAAGAAGAAAAAGAAGAAGTTGAAGCTGCTGACCACAAAGATGAAGAGAAAGAGGAAATGAGATATGTTACCAAAGAAGAATTTAACAAAGCAGTTGATGAGATCAAAGCAATGATTGATGAAATGGGCAAACATAAAGATGAAATGTCTGAAGAAACTGCAACTGAAGAAGTTAAAGAAGAAGTAAAAGAAGAACTTCAAGAAACTGAATTATCTGCAACCAAAGAGGAAGCAGTTGAACCAATAAAGCACAATCCTGAAACTGAGCAAAACAAAAAAGGGAAGTTTTTATTTGGGCAAAAACGTACTGAAACTACAATGGATAGAGTTTTTAGTAAAATAGCTAGTAATTAATTAAAAAAAAGAAAAATGGCGACAACAACTTCAATCACTTCAACTTACGCTGGTGAATTTGCTGGAAAGTACATTTCTGCAGCTCTATTGAGTGGTTCAACAATTGAAAACGGTTTAATTACCGTAAAACCTAATGTTAAGTTCAAAGAGGTTTTAAAGAAAGTAGCAACTGATGCAAACGTTATCAAAGATGCAACTTGTGATTTCACACCAACTGGAACTTTAACATTAACAGAAAGAATTTTACAACCTGAAGAATTTCAGATTAACTTGAATCTTTGTAAAAAAGATTTTAGAAGTGATTGGGAAGCGGTTCAAATGGGTTATTCAGCCTATGATAACTTGCCACCTGCATTTTCTGATTTCATCCTAGCACACGTTGCTGGATTGGTTGCTGAGAAAACAGAGCAGAACATCTGGTCGGGGCAAAATTCCAATGCTGGAGAATTCGACGGGTTCTACTATTTAGCTACTGCTGGTGGTGCTGGAACTGTTGCAGTATCTGGTTCACCCTTAAATGCTTCGAATATTATAGATGAAATGGGTAAGGTGGTTACAGCAATACCTAGCGGCGTTTATGGAAAAGAAGATTTGTATATCTACGTTTCAAGAAAAGCAGCTAAATTATACGTTAGAGCTTTAGGTGGATTTGGAGCTAATGGCTTGGGAGCTGCTGGTGTTAACGCACAAGGAACACAATGGTGGAACAATGGAGCATTATCTTATGATGGTGTTAAAGTTGTTATTGCTTCTGGATTGCCAGATGATTCAATGATGGCTGCACAGAAAAGCAACCTATACTTTGGTACAGGATTACTTTCAGATCATAATGAAGTTAAGTTACTGGATATGAGTGATTTGGACGGCAGTCAGAACTGTCGCGTAGTTATGAGATTCACAGCTGGTGTTCAGATTGGAATTGCTGAGGATGTAGTTATATACGCATAATTAACTTGGGGAGTGTAAAAGCTCCCCTATTTTTAACATTAAAAAAGAAAAAAAATGGCTTGTGATTTATCAGTAGGACGTAAGGTACCGTGTAAGGACGTTATTGGAGGCATAACTAAGGTTTACCTAATTAACTTCGGTTCACTTGGTACTGTAACTCAAACAGATGATGCAATCAGTGATATGACTGGAACTGCATCAGCATTTTTATATGATGTAAAAGGTAACAGCAATTTAGAACAGACAATAACAAGTTCTAGAGAAAATGGAACAACCTTTTTTGAACAAACAATTACTTTGTCTTTGCCAAAATTAAGCAAAGAAGACAACAAAGAATTAAAACTACTTTCATTTGGAAGACCGCATATTGTTATACAGGATTACAACGGAAATTCAATGATGTGTGGTGTAGAATTTGGCTGTGAGGTGACTGGGGGTACAATCTCCACTGGAACTGCTATGGGGGATATGTCGGGTTACTCTCTTACGCTAGTTGGCACTGAAAAGAAACCGTCCAACTTTATTTTAAATGGTACTGTTGATGATCCATTTGCTGGAATGTCTGGAACATTTACCATTGTACAAGGTACTAATTCATAGGTAGTATAGTTAATAATTAGTGTTTGTTAAGGAAGGGTAGGTTGGAAGATAATCTACCCTTTTTTTATTAAAAAAAATGCA